AACCGCCAGTTAAAGCATTAGCCGCGCCCACTTGGCCAGCCGCTTGAGCCGCCCCAGCGCCGGTCATTAAATTGCCCACATTTGTGCCGTATGAACCTAAAACATTACCAGCACCAGTTGCGTAGTTCTGACCAGCTTGGCCTACTAAATTAGTGGCAGTTTGACCAATACCAGACAACGCTGCTTGACGGTTATACAACTGGTTTTCACGCGCCACATCGGCGTTGTAGCCAGTTAAAGCACGGTTGTATGCGTTACCAAATTCTTGTGAACCCATCTCTTGACCGTAGCGTTGCGCTGCTCTTAAAGCGCCGCCAGAGATCAAGCCACCACGAGCCGCTGCTTGACGATCAAGCGCTTTTTGGCCTTCTGCCAAACGGAATGCGTAGCCTGGATCAGCTTGATAATCGCTTGCGCCAAACCTAAATGCGCCAGGCACGTTACCAGCCGTGCGTTGCATTTCAGCTAATGCGTTATAACCAGCCTGACGATAAGGCGCTTGGTCTTCGCGGGTTCGCTCAAACATTTCGCGCTGTAGCGCAGTTTGTTGATCAGCAACTTGCTTTTGCACATCGGCGGCTTGAGCCGCTGCACTAGATTGTGTTTTAGACGCGCTTCTTGACGCAGCTGCACCCAACGCTGCGCTTCCAAGAATTGCGGCTGCGGTTCCTATTGCCATGACGTGACCTCTTTGATAAATGTGCGCTCCATTGGCCTAAACCCAGCGCGGATGTATAGATTTTCCATCTTTTTTGCTCGATTGTCTTCTAACGCAATCATAAATAATGCAGACGCATCTTTATCTTTTGCCCATTGCTCAATCTGCTTAAACATCTGACCGCCAGCGCCGCTACCACGGGAGGCTGGGGTTAGCCACCACCATAGCTCTTGTACAACAAGCGCTGAAGGATTGAAGTAAAGAGGGTACACAAGAGCGCCGCATATACCGACAACTTCTTTTTCAATCTCCGCAAGCCAGATACCAATACTGTCGTTTTGTAGCGATGACAAATAAAACTGTGAGTAGCCAGGCACATCAAAGCCAATTGACCCGTGCATCGGTGACGCAGCGTGAAACGCCTGCGCTAACTTAATGTACTCAGGCAGATCGGCTTCAGTGGCCTTGCGAACAATCATTAGGTCACCTCACGTCCAGAAACGCGAATGTTGATTGCGCTGGCTGTGCCTGCAATTGTACTGATAAAGTCGCCCACGCCAAGCACTTGGCCAACCAATTCAGGGAACGTATAGACCTCAGACGCTTGCAAGGTCTTGGTCTTGGTAATCAAGTTGGTATTACCGGCAGAACCAGCAACAGTGACCAAGTTCACGCTGATCGTGGCGGCAGAGCCGCTGATATTAGTCGCTGTGAACTTGTCGATGATGGCCGTAACGCCAGTCGCGGTGTACTGAGTTGTTTGAGTGTTTTCGGCAAATTTAGCCGGTACGAGGACTTTGACGGTGACTGTCATGGTTTACTCCAATAAGAGGCAATTGTTAGCGGCGCGTTGCATGATGACCCAATTAGTGCCGTCAGACACCATTGTCGCCCAATTTCCTACAACTGCCAAGAGGATTGATGTGCCAGCAACTGTGCTGTCAATTGGCACAACGTTGCTTGATGCCGACACCAAAGTCTGTGCCTGCATGTTTTTAAACGTCAACGTGCGGCCAGTCCATGACGAGGCCGCTGGCAAGGTCACGGTGCAAGTCGAACCTGACTTGTTGTTGATATACCAAATTTCACCATTGGCAACCGTAAAGTCAGCCGTTTTGATAATTGGCGCGCCAACGCCCATGTAATCTGTATTGGCCACGGCGGCAGAAATTGCCGTACCATTGCCCTTGAGCAAACCAGTAATGCTAGTGGTCAGTGTAATTGCTGGTGTGGTAGTTGGGTTTGCTACTGTACCAGCAAAGCCATTGGCCGACACGACAGAGACTGTGGTGACCGAGCCGCCCGATCCAGTCGCTGACAGCGTACCAGCGGCAAAGCTGACGCCCGAACCGATTGTGACATTGCTAAAACCACCAGTGCCGTTGCCGTACAAAATAGACGTACCGCTGGTGGCTGGCGCTTTGCTGTTAAAAGTGTTCCAGTCAGTTGACGTCAGGTAGCCGCTTACCGATGTGCTGGCCGCAGGCATACTGATGTCAGGCGCAGTGCCACCAGAAGACACCACAGGCGCTGTGGCAGTTACAGCGGTGACTGTGCCTTGTGTGGGTGGGGGCAATAGACTAAGCGCCTCTAATTGCTTTTGCATTTCGGCAAACTGAGACACCAAGGCAGCGCAACAGTCAACAAGATTAGCTTCTTGAATCTGTTTAATTAACTCAGCGCTCAGATCAACCGTTGGCGGCAGGGTCTGCAACTCTTGATTGACTGACAACAAAGCCGCATCGTAAGACGCAAGTAAGGACTCAGAACTAAACGTCAAGCCAGAATCGTCAATAACGCCAGTCGCAATATTATTTAACGACAAGAAAAACAAATACCAAGCGCGGTCAATTAGACCCGTGCGAGGGTCAATCAGCGGCACTCGCGGTGGCGTGATCGGCGTTGGCGTAGCGTTAGGGCTAGGCATTCGTTGGACTCAGAATAAGTTCTGCGCCCATGATAGCAATCTTCACAGGGTCAGTGCCAGACACTTCATAAACACGGTCACGCAACTTAGTTGTCATGCCAAGCCTACGCCAGATTACACGTTTGGAATACTGGCCAATTTTGCCCATGGACTTCCAATGTTCGTTAGACCACGTATGACCACCATCGTCTGAGAAACGGAGCATGACTTGCGGGTCAGCACCTTGAGTTACAACAGCTTCTTGCTCTGCAATTAAATAGTCATTGGCTTCTGTAATTAAATCGTTGTCGTTTTCTGTTTGAAGACGTATTGCTTCAGAAACAGCATAGCCATTTAAACCAACGCCGGACTCGCAATCGAGTTGCATCATGTGCTGGGTTGTGCGGCGCAAGTTGTTCTGGCCCGTTGGCAGCGCACGCCATGAACGCAACCATTTTTGGATGCTGCCGTTGTCGCTAAAATCATCTAGGTCAAAAGCGTAGATATTGCCATTTTCAAAGTCGCCAATGACAACTTTGTTGTTGAACGCCATTTGGCAGTTGCCACGGTGACGGGTAAAGCTGCCATCGGCAAAGCCCGCGCGTTCATGCCAGGCTTGCGTTGCGGCATCATAAACCCAAGTGGTATTGGCGCTAGGGAAAACCAAAACATAAAAACTGTGGCCGTCTTGCTGATAGGTGTACGCAATAGCGTCCGATATATCATCATATTGTTGGATCTGCCACTCAACAGCGTGTGTGGAAATGCGAACGCCAGTGTAGCCGTTGGCGCGGTAGACAATACCTTCACCACGGCGGTCACGGCCAAGCCAAAACAAGCCGTTGTCCATTTTGGCAACCGAGTAAGGGGCAGCACAGCCCAACTCGTTAAACGCGCCTTGAATGCGTTGCAAAGGGAAATCTGTTGCGCCAGAGTCAAACCAAACCTCAATCGAGTTAGTGCCAAAGGCCCAAACCTCACGGAAGTTGGCAGCCACGGCCACTAAGCCGTCAGGAGAGCCTTCAGTGCTAGCAAACTCAAGCGGGTCAATGGACGTGCCGTCTAGCAGTGCAGTGATCCACAGCTTCTGGCTGTTTGGCTCGTTGAACACGAAGTAGCCGTCCAGATAGCAGACAGTTAAAGCGCCTGGAAAGTCCGGATCGGTGATCTGGCCAAAGGCGTTTGTCGTGTTGTTGTAGATGTAGCTGGGGCCATTGGCCGCAATGAACAACTGCGTGCCGTTGTCAGCCAGACTGACAGGGCCAGTGCCAGCCACCGTGCCAATTAGCGTGGCGACATACGATGTGGTGATCTTGTACAGCTGTGTGCCAGAAACAACAAAGGCTGTGCTGTCGCTAGACGAAAACGCCCACAAGCCACGGATCGGGCCGTTGCCAATAGTGTTAAGCAGTTTGAGGCCAGGGGCGCGGTTTAGGAATGCAGGCTCTTTACCGGCCTCTGGGACGATCTCTGGAAACAGATTGACCATCCGAGCGTCTGCCGCATTGACAGACCGCGCTACATAAGTAGAGCCAAGAATCGGCGTCTTCATTAGTAGTTACCGGCATAGATGTTGAAACGCTGGCGGTTGGCCACCAATGCGTAAGGCAGCGCCATCACATCATCAGGGTTGTTGATGCGTTTGATGTCACGCTTAGAAGTCATCGCAATGCGCTGCACTTGTGGGCTTGGCTCAACGCCAAACTCAGGGGCAAACTCCATGGCCAAGTTGTATGTAAACGCCCGCAGATAGCCTGGTGGGTAGTACAGCACCGTGGATAGCGTGGCGGGGCGGTTTAGTTCTTCAACCGATACAAAGTGAAATTCCAAGTCTTGCGTTGGCCTTGGATAGAGATATATCTCAATATCAGGAAACGTCATGTTTACCCACATAACTTGTGGGTAAGTAGAAGTCACGGTCTTAACAGCAATACCGTTGTACTGCTGTTGGTTAATCATTTTGATGCCATAAGACACGCCGTTGTTTGCTTTAAAGTATGTAGCATCGTCAAGCAAAATGGGGCGAAGGCCAACAAAGTCACCAGTTGGGCCAAGGGTGCGGCTAATTAAGCCTGCTGGCCATGTAAAGACTTGATCTTGTGTGCAAAACACGGCTAAACGCTCTGTGTTCCACGAATCAATCATTTGATTGAACGCCATCAAGGCGTCTTGTGACGTAGCCGCAGAGGGCGTCTCACCTTCAGCAAGCACACCGAGAAGTCTAAGCGCCCGTTCGATTTGTTGGCCAGCGGTGTACGTTGTCATTTTTAAACCTCTGCAGTGGTTTTTCTACGGCGTTTAACTTCCAGCACGTTCACAGGAGCCGCTTCTTCAGTTTCAGAAGGCGTGTCTGGATTATAACGAGTCCAGCCATTTCTTTCATCCATTTCAACCTCAGACTCCATTGTTGCAATCTTTGCGCCGTGGATGGGGTGTGTCAATGTAATGTTCATAATTTAAGAATGGGGGTGATTAGCCCCCATTTGGTTTACAGAACGTGGATAACTGCAAAGTTGATTACAAAAGCTTCAGACAGCGAACCGCCCGAAAGGTTGCGAATTGTGATTACGCAACTTCCTGTGGTTTTGCTAGAAATCCAGCAGTTGTAAGCACCAGCGGTAGCGCCAGAAGACACGCTTAAAATAATAACGTCTTTTTCGCTGATTGTGCTGTTGTTCAAAGTAAATGAAACGTTTGTGATGTTTGCCAAAGAGGCGCCGTTCAGTGTGATCTGACCAGCAGACTTGTTCAGCGTGACCGCTGTGGACTTGTCTGTCAATTGAGTCACTGTGCCGCTTGCTTCTGCGGTATAGCCCAACTCACCACCAGACAGTACAAAGTTAGACCCAATGATGTCTTGGTCTTCAAAAGCAACGCCAATTGATTTGGTGTTAGAGGTCATGATTTTTCCTTTAAAAATGAGGGCCGAAGCCCCCATTTAAGTTTAGGCAACGCGATAGATTGAGTACGCTGCGTCACCAGTTTTGCGGAAACGGAACGTGCCAGATGTGTTGCTGGTTTTGGTCAGCGAATCTTGGATCGTGTCGTTACCAACAAGGGTGTTGCCCGTACCAGCAGTGAAAACCACGTCATTTGCTGCATTGTCACCAAGGTTGATGAAAGCGCAGTCAAATGTCGAGCCAACTTTAAGGCTAGGGAATGCAGCGTCAAGCAATGCGCCTGTGGGGAACACATAGGCTCCTGCGTCTGTGCCGCCTGAGTCCATGGTACACACACCAGAAGCCAAATCGGCTGCGGTGATAGTGACAGCCGCGCCAGTCAAAGCAACTGGAGTGCTGGTGTTGGAGAAACTAATTTCGCCAAGATTGCCGTCACCAACTTGGTAACCGCCTGCGCCGTTTGGGAGTGCCATGATAATTTCCTTTTAAAGTGGTTTGAAAGCAGGGGCCGAAGCCCCCGGTTCGATTTAGCCGAAGATGCGGCAAGCCATTTGTGGACGAATGGTGTTGAAGCCATACAACACGTCAACACGGCAAGGCATACGGTCGTTGTTGATGTCGTACTGACGAACAACACGCAGGCTGATACCGTTGTGAACGGCACGGCTTGCCATGTCAACGCCTTGTGGCAGCAACAGGTCGGCGGTAGCGAATGCGATGGCATCCTTGTGGTACACCAAGTTCTGGGGGAACGAACCACTAGCGGCACCAACGAAGATCACAGCCTTGCCAGTCAAAGGCAAACTGACCATGCTGCACAGAGCGTTGCT